TTGGTCTGTTGGTTGTGGTCGTCGGCACCGGTGTGGTCGAGGTGGTCGTTGTTGGTCTGTTGGTTGTGGTCGTCGGCACCGGTGTGGTCGAGGTGGTTGTTGTTGGTCTGTTGGTTGTGGTCGAGGTGGTAGTTGTTGGTATATTGGTTGTGGTCGAGTTGGTTGTCGTTGATCTGGTGGTTGTTGTTGGTCTGTTGGTTGTGGTCGTCGGGGCCGGTGTGGTCGAAGTGCTATTGCTGGTGGATTTTGCCATGTAAAATGCTCTAAAAAAGGTCATGTGTTCAACTGGCTTCATATTGTAATATGCATCACACAAAAAAAAATAACATTTTACTTGGGTTTCCATATAGTGATTATAGTGACCGTTTTTAAACGACTTTCACTTAAAGCTCGCCTTTGCACACATCAATAAGAAACAAAGATGTCTGTCAGCATCGACACACGTCTCGCGTCTTTGACAAACGAGCACGTCGAACAGGTGTTGAACAAGTACGTCGACAAATGGAGTTTCAGTATCGAGTTCTCCACATTGATGGAGAACATGACGTCGGTGTTTGGAATCGAGGCCCCATCAGAGCTTCCTGACCGGTTCCACACCCTTAACCAAACGCTTTTGAGCTTGGGTAACGAGTTGAGCAAGCGTCGCTTGATGAACGATACGGTCGAGTTCAATACGCTGGCCAAGTTCAATAATCTGTTGGAACGAATCCATTATGCGCGTTACATGGTGAATCATTACGAACAATGCAAGCGAACGGAAACGCAGGGCTACGACTACAGTATGAACGCGGATCAAACAATGTTCAAGTTCACGGCGTTGGTGTATGAGGACATGCGTCCGTTCCAAAAATTGATTTTCAAGTTTTTTGACTTTTTTTCGCAGCACCACTACCGCAAGAACGAACACGACGTCTACGAACAGATTACCAACCCTCACGCGACCCACGCGTGGGTAAAAAAATGCACGATTCTCGAGCTCATTAACAAAGAGTGTGGTATGATCGACAATCTCGCCAACTGGTACATCTTGACCACTCAAAAAGACATGGACAAACAACTGCAAGACTATTTTATCCGCAGCAACGATAGTCGCTTTCCAGATTTGAAGAAAAACCGCCATGTGTTTTCCTTCAAAAACGGAATCTATTTCGCCAACCAAACAAAGGCCCTCGGGGTGACAACGAAAACCGAGCGTGACCCGCTCGACGACTTGTTCTTGGAGTACGAATCGGAGGATTTCAAATCGCTTGCCACCAACGTGACGGCTTGCAAGTATTTTGACATCGAATTTGAGTCCAAACCCCTCGACGAGCTCGAAACGCCCATCTTGGACTCCATTTACAAGTATCAAGGCATGGACGACGATGTGATCAAGATCAACAAGATGTTTCTCGGACGAATGCTGTACAACGTGGGGGAGCTGGAAAACTGGCAAGTGATCCATATGCTTCTCGGTGCAGGTGGAACGGGTAAGAGTACAATCACCAACATCGTTCGCAATTTCTATGAGAGCGAGGACGTTGGAATCATGGGCAACAATTTCTCGAAAACGTTTGGTCTTTCCGACATTTGCGACAAGTTCGCATTTGTCGCGCCCGAGATCAAGAAGGACTGGGGTATCGACCAGGCGGAGTTCCAGGAGATTGTATCAGGCGGAAAGATCAACGTCAACGTGAAACATCATCCGTCCAGGCGCGTTGAGTGGATCACGCCCGGTTTGCTGGCTGGAAACGAAAACCCTGGGTTTGTGGACAACGCCTGCAGCATCCAACGTCGCGTCGTGGTGACTCGTTTCGACAAAAAGGTGGACGACGGAGACCCTCAATTGGGGCGCAAGCTCGAAAAGGAGATTGGAAGCATCATTAAACAATGCAACCTGTACTACTTGGAGCGTGTCAACACGTACCGGAACAAGGACATATGGAAGTGGCTACCCGCGTACTACCTGGAGACACAGAAGATGATGGCAGCCGCATCCAACGCCCTTTACGCGTTCATGGACTCCGACATCTTGGAGTTTGACGACGACGCGTACATCCCCATGGACGAGTTTTTCAAACGCTTCAACCTGTTCTGCATGGAGAACAACTTCCAGAAACCCAAGATCAACGTCGACTTTTATCGGACGCCGTTCAACAAGTACCGAGTGCAAGTACTACCCAAACACACCAAACAGTACCCCGCCAGCTTCGGAAAGCTCTACAAGAACGTCACCTTCCTGAAGGGTGTGGACATGAAGATGGACGACGAAAACAACGACCAGGACTTTTAAATTGGGCTCTTAGACCGAACAAACTCAGATTGTGTAATGAATTTTAGATCGTATCCATTATTGCGCATCGCCCTCGCAAACGTCTTGAACGACGACGTTGCAACATCGTCTGGTAACGAGCAATGATAACGAAGCATGTAGCGATGTAACTCTTCCCAAAGATGTTTTGTCACGTGCATCAACTGAGGCTGTTTTTCGATTTCAGGAATGATGTTCATAACCCATACGCCAATGTCCGTAAAAATCAGGCTCCGTGTGTTAAAGTTGGTATGGGCCGTCAAGTCTTCCAACGACGGCCACATACCGTACGCGCGAGGATGATAATGCCAGACGCGCGTTTTCGTATCGAACGGCAAGTACACAAACTGCCGACCGTTACGGGCGTTTGTTTGCGAGTCGACCGAGTGATAAAAAAAATCACGTACGTAATGGCCACCGATCTCGTGGTCGAACTTTGTGACGAACCGAAACATGTCGTCAATGTGGACTCTCTTTTTTGACATCTCTTACATTATGGTTATAAAAATAATAATAATAATCATACATCTTCAAAACACACGGGTGATGTCACATTGTTCGACACGGCATATTTCAAATGATAATACCCGAGCATCGCCACCAACGCCATTGAGCGATTGGACGTGACGCCGTAGCCCGAACCGAGCGCGATCGGAGCAAATAGAATCGCCTGTTGAACCGTGTTGCGTTGAAAGATTCCTGTCTTCAGTCCGGTGTCTTGTGCCAACACTTGAATCATACCGTAAGCGGCCAAGGTGAGCAATGTGTAATCTATATGCTTGTTGAGTTTCGTGTTCACACCTAGGTTTTCAAAGCTAAAACTACCGTACATCATGTCGCGGGCGATAATGGTGAGCAGGGGAACGGATATGAGTAAATCTTTTGCAAAGTCGTACGCTGTGTACCGTTTGTCTGCCCCAACGTCCTTGTGCAACGCACGATTGATTTCCCGATGAAAGACACACATCAAGACTGCGAGCGCGATGAGCATGTAATCAAACAACGGCGGGACCGTTCGCGCGGTCGTGTACATATATATTTATACCATGATATTATTATATGGAGATTGGAAAATCGTGCTACGACGTGTTGGAAATCGATGAAAATGCGTGCACGTACGACATTCGGGAGGCGTACGTAAGGAAAAAAACGACCTGCAAGAACCCATTAGATGCGGTAGAGCTCGCCGAGATGTTTCAAGCGTATACACTCGCCATGGAGCTCTGCATGTACAAACCGTTCTTTGAAACGACGTGCGACGACGTGAGCGAACTTATGGATTCGCGAGATAAATTGACGGTGCCGCATTGATAAGGTCCACGTCAAGGTTTCCGGTTATGATTAAATCGTTAACGCGGGTCTCATTGCGAACCGTCAGGTTTAGACTTAGACATTAGGTGTTGGTCTTCACTGTTGGACATCGAGGTTTTTTTTGCTTTTATCAAACCGCAACATCGTTTGATTGTGTTCCCAAATCGACAGACGAGGTCCTAACAAGAAAATGTGCTCGATTGGTTGTTGCGTTAAGATTAATCAATCCAAAGTAATATCAAGTGTGTGCTATGTGGATATATTTAATATTAATATCCATTGGTTGCCTGTGGTTTTAAAGCTATCCATTTATTTTTTAAGTACTCGTCAACCTTCTCAGGAAAATCTCCCTCTATTGAGAGACGCACACACTTGTCCTCATCAAATTTATTTGTATAACCGCCCCAAGATTTTTTGTCGCATTTCAGTTTAATACGTTCAATGGATGAAAATCTGTAATGATTGCATAGAAATATTGCATTTTTTATATGAGATTCTCTAAAATTGAAATATCTAAATCTATCTTCATGCTTTGAAGGCTCTCGGGGTAAATTGGTTACACCGTCCACGATATTAATTTCTGTTTTGTTTTGTTCCGTCGGTATATGTGGATTTTTGAACGATTCAAAGAATTCTGCTTTGAAAATCGGCTTGCACTCAATTTTGTCGAATCGACCTCCTGTCTTTCCAAATTCAGTGTCATGGCGTTTGTCATGATTCCATCGATGCACGTTGTCTATCAATATGTCATCCCCGTCGAATTCCCGCCCATTGTTAGAAAACATAACCCATGGTATGAAAATTAAATCAGCCTCTTTGAAATCAGTTATTAAGGTTTCACGTATTGTTTTATCATTTTTTGTATATATGAACTCATCAGCATCAACACTCATGACCCATTTCGTGAATGGACGTATTCTTTTATAAACAATGTTTGCATATACCATTTCTTCCATTATATCTTCTTTGTCCGAGCTATTATTAGGGATATCCGATGATCTTATAAACTCAACATGTTTATTATTTGTTACTGTTTCAGGATACAGTGCGTCATTTAATCGATTGTCATCGATTAAATATATTTTGTCTACCCCTTGACTTATGTAATATGGAATAAATGTTTTCATCATAAATTCTTCATTTCTGATCCGACAAATAATGGCTAAAAAGTTTTGGTGATCGTATCCTTCCACAATCTTTCTAGACACACATAGTGTAATTATAAATATGAATAAAAAGATCAACAACAAAATACTTGATCGCATAGTAATGCTTTATATATAAATTACCGATCATCATCATCCAGACTGAAATTCCAGTGATATAACAATGTCGGGTCTTTATTGATCACGACGATGCGACGACGTGAATGAAAATACTGGCTTTGGAGATTCTTGCATAGCGACGGAGAAGTGAGAGCGGTGCGTTGAAGACGAATCGCCATCGAAAATAAAAAAAAAATTGATAAACAATACATGAGCCGCGCGTGTGACAAGTCGGCGACTTTGAACATTGAGATGTCAGAAAGGAGCGCAGCAACAACAGCCTTATTGAAGGTACATTTTGATCGCCATTGTGAAGGGAAAAACGACATCGGCGTAAATCCTGGATATGTAAAAAAATTATTCAAATCATACGAGTACGCAGTTATCGCTACTACGGGAAATCACATGGGAACGCGAAGCAAGAAGGTTAAGAACTTATGTGGTTTTTTGTTCATAAGAAAGAGACGAAAAGGCGCGTACATCGATCTCGTATGTTCGTCCGACAAAATCGGTTGGATGTTGCTTGATTTCGCGGAAGATTTTGTCCACAAAGAATGGAAGATTGATGGAGTGTATCTACATGCACTAGATTCAGTACGTTGTATGTATGCGAGCAGAGGATATCGTGAGGTGGATGTTGAGACAAGTTGCAAACGAACGGTAACTTCCGAACCGAAAAGACTCAGTTCAACAGGAACTCGAATGTCGAAATGTGTAGCAAAGGGTAAACAGATCTCCACGGACAAACTCCATCCACCAGAATGCGATTCGAAGAAAAATCGTCAATTTTACCCAACAAATTTCGATACAGTTTCGAACGGCCTGGGTTTTAATCCCAGGGATTTCTTTTCGAAAAGTGGTCGACCAATCAAACCTATGAGCATCGAACAGCAAAGAGCGAAGTTGCGAAAAATGATTGAGAAAATGAAACTGATGATGAAAAGGGAATAAAAAATCACTATTCCAATTGAATAGTTGCGAGAATAACCTCTCGTAAACACAGTACCATTAGATGATACTATTCGGGCATTGTGGAGAATAATCGAATTCAATTCGACAACTATTGGTTTCGGATGCAAAACTATCGCAGACGCTTGTTCAATACGTTCAACATGTTCATACTTCTTATCAACTCACACGGGGTGTCTTAAAAGGAATTTATTGTTATCGAAATTAAGATTATAATGATGCATTGATATGCTGTCATTTGGAATATCAATATTAAATGATTCTAAGGGATACAAGTTATCCCGTATATGCATAAATTTTATTCTTATATCAACTTTTGGCGGTTAAATTTCGTGGGTATAAATCTTAAACCATTACCACCAACTTTTCCGAAATAAGTTGTTTTATGATAATACCCTCCGCTTTGGCATCATGTTTTGCTGCGATCTTAATGTCAGGTTGAAATTCATGGGTTAACGCATCGGTATTTTCAATATCAAACCCATTCAAGTACACAATATGATTCTGTAAAACCAACCACATTACATATACCAATCCAGTTCTTGGTTTGCTTTGAAGACCTCTTTTAAATATCGCGTCCATCACGCGGGAGAGGTCCCTCGTTGTCAAGACTCTAATTTTGACCCCCTTCAAAGATTCTTTATATTTTTTTAGTTCGCTCATCGCCCTTCTGTTCCTATTTTCGGTGGTGTTATTTTTACCATCAAGACGAATGAAATTTACACAACACACGACAATCTCCCTGACGTTATCAAACTTTTTGTGTTTCGCCATCAAATGTAACGTCTCAGCAACGCTTGCCTCATGTACAACCACGGTATACTTGGCATCCTTGGGAATATCCTTTGGGGACAATAACCAATGCATGCTGAATTTAACGGTTGTTTCCGCAACATTCGATATTTCGGGTTTCACTTCCTTTGTGTTCGGAATTGAATTCCCGCAAACAATCGTTATTGGTTTTGAATTCGTGGCCTCCATATTCGATCTGATCATCGTGCAAAAGCACCGGATCACGGTAAAGAGTATCAAAAGTATAATGAGAAAGTAAATCGGGTTCATGTATACTGTAAGAGATTATAAATTGAATCGGACTTTTGTCAACGAATCCAACACTGATTTGGGAAAAACACCTTTTAACAACGCACGCAGTGATTTACCGAGGTGGCAGAACACTTTTTTTTTAAAGTTTGTTCATATTATCTATGTACGTACTCATGTAGTGATTCGACACGTCCCAGAATGGTTTATAAGTTGTTTTTAGTAATCGTGTGTTCGTTTCTGTAAACGTGTTAATGTATCCCAAATACCCAAATGGAATCGAGCAAACAATGTCTCCTTCATTTTGATAGCTGGTCACTATTAATCCCATTTTGGTTGCGAGTCTAGTGAATTCTCTTGTAAAGGCTTTCCCACCAATTTTCGGACATCCAAAGAGGACCAACTCAACACGTGATGGCAATGAAACGTCGTTCGTTTCTGCTTCTTTACAAAGTTGATACGCCATCAGTGTAGCGCTTGCTGAACCAAGAGAATGACCACAAATGGTGACGCTGTCGAATTTATCAATTTCATTCAATGGGTCGTATTCCGTCAAACAGTAATTTGCATATCTTTGAAAGCCTCTATGAACATCATTGGTTTTAAAGGCGAAAGACACATTATCTATCCAATTTACAACCGTATCCGTTCCTTCGATGGCAACGTACAGCGAATTGTTATATTTATTCATCAAAACGTCCTCCTTTTTGTGGTATATATTCTTGCACATATGAGCACAATGCAAATGATGTTTCTTTTTGTTGATCTGTATGGAACGTGTGAATTTAGGTTGTCCGGTCATAAGAAAGTTGTTGACCATTTATAATCTTCATAATTAAAAAATGGAAAAAAAAACGTGTATACGCATAAAATTAGATTCCACCGAGGTAAAACTTTCGCAGATCCAGCGATACTGCGAATGCAAAACTATCGATTGAATTCCACTCATCTATCGGTCACTTAAAGACACCACCAACACCTGATAACAAACAATGGCGAGCAGCTATCAGAAGTTCTCCCATCTTGAGCACATCCTTGCACGACCGGACACCTACGTCGGGTCACTCAAACAGTGCAACGGCGTGCAATGGGTGTTAGACGATGGCAAAATGGTGGAACGCGCGCTGAACTACATTCCGGCACTTTTTAAGTTGTTCGATGAAATCTTGGTGAACGCGATCGACCAGTGTAGCACTGATCCGTCAGTGAACAAAATAAAAGTGACCGTGACGGACTCAAGTATCGAGATTCTAAACACGGGGGTCGGGATTCCGATCGAAAAGCATGAAAAATACGACAATCAATGGATTCCGGAGATGATTTTCGGTGAACTTCTCACAAGCTCCAACTACAACGACAACGAGCAGCGGACGACGGGAGGACGAAATGGATACGGCGCGAAACTAACGAACGTGTTTTCAACCGAGTTCAGCATCGACGTCGCATCCACGGCTTCAAAAAAACGATACCAACAGACCTGGACCTCGAACATGTCGTCAAAAAACAAACCGAGTGTTACTAAATACTCCAACGCGCTTGGGTATACCAAAGTGACCTTCACACCGGATCTCGCAAGGTTCAACCTCGCGTCGTTAACTGACGACGTTAAACGTCTGTTCGAGCGACGAACGTACGATGCGTGTGCTTGCACATCGACTCGGGTTAAGGTGTATTACAACGGAACGCAGCTTCCATGTACGACATTTGAAAAGTATGTTGACTGTTACATTGGCGACAAAACAACGACAGAGCGCGTCTTCGCGAAACAAACCAACTGGGACGTGTGTGTCGCGTCCTCTTCCCAGGGATTTCGACAAGTGTCTTTCGTCAACGGGATCAATACATCGGCAGGAGGAAGTCATGTCGATTACGTGGTAAACCACCTGATAAAACATATCATCGACTACGCCTCGACCAAGCACAAAGATGTAAAGCTGAAACCGACACACGTTCGTGACAATGTGTTCGTTTTCGTGAATAGTACGTTGATCAACCCATCCTTCAGCTCACAAACGAAAACCGAGTGCACGAGTCGGTACAGGGACTTTGGTTCAACCTTCGCGTTTTCAGCAGACTCGTTGAAAAAAATTTACAAGATGAGCTTCATTCAAGATGCGATCGCCTTGGCCAAGCACAAAGAAGTGCGGGAAATGAATCGTAAAACGGACGGCAAAAAGACGAGTGTATTGCGAGGGTTGCCCAAACTGGAGGACGCAAACAAGGCTGGAACCATTCGATCCAATGAGTGCACATTGATATTGACGGAAGGCGACTCCGCCAAAACATTCGCTATCAGCGGCTTGAGTGTGGTGGGGCGTGACTTGTATGGTGTATTCCCGCTCCGAGGTAAACTGTTGAACGTTCGTGAAGCCACGGTCAATCAACTAGCGAACAACGAGGAGATCAACGCAGTAAAAAAAATTCTTGGACTAAAAAACGACGTCGTGTACAACTCTACACGCGAACTTCGATACGGACGGGTGATGGTCCTGACAGACGCGGACGTAGACGGATCTCACATCAAGGGGCTTTTCATCAACTTCATTCATTTCTTCTGGCCCTCATTGATGAATCTAAAGTCGTTTATCACCTCAATGCGCACACCGATCCTCAAAGCGACATTGAACGGTCGAGTGATGTCGTTTTACAACGAAAACGACTACCAGGGATGGAAGACGACCGTCTCTGAACGATGGAACGTGAAATACTACAAGGGGTTGGGTACATCCACGGCATCCGAGGCGCGCGAATATTTCAAGGAAATGACATCCCACTTGGTGGTGTACGAGCACGACAGCGACGCGTCAATTGAGCTCGCTTTCAAAAAGACGTTAGCGGATCAGCGAAAGGAATGGATCAAAGACGGTACAGTGAACAAAGAGAGTCTTGACGCGAATAAAAAGGTGGTCACGACAAGCGACTTTGTTCACAAAGACCTCCGTTGGTTTTCCATCGCCGACAACGTTCGTTCCATCCCGTCGATGGTGGACGGGTTGAAACCGAGTCAGCGAAAAGTACTTTTTGCTTGTCGAAACAGGCCAGGTAACCCTGAAATCAAAATCAGCCAGCTTTCTGGAATTGTCAGTTCCGCGACGTGTTATCATCATGGCGAACAGAGTCTGATGGCGGCGATCATCGGGATGGCGCAAAATTTCGTTGGGTCCAACAACCTTAACCTACTCGAACCGAAAGGTCAGTTTGGGACGCGGTTGATGGGCGGCAAAGATGCCGCGAGTCCGAGGTACATATTTACCAAACTCACACCCGACGTTTCAAAGATTTTTCGCGAAGAGGACGACCATGTTTTGGAGTATGCCGAAGACGACGGTGTGTCAGTGGAACCGGTGTTCTTTGTACCCATCCTACCGATGGTCTTGGTGAATGGTTGTGATGGCATCGGTACGGGATACAGCACGAGTATCCCTTGCTACAAACCAGCGGACGTCTCCGCAAACATACGAAGATGGTTGGACGGAAAATTGCTCGTGGAACTGTCGCCGTGGTACGACGGTTTTAAAGGTGCAATAGAGAAATGTGGACACCAAAAGTACCAAACCCGTGGTATCTGGTCGTTGTCTGATGGTACATTGACGATTACCGAGCTACCTATCGGAAAATGGACCGCTGATTACAAAGAGCACCTTGAACGGATGGTCGACGACAACAAGATCGACAGCTTCGTCAACCACAGCACAGAGACGAGCGTTCGTTTCGTTGCAGAAGGAGTCAAACCCGATTGCGACATCGCCCACGACTTCAAGCTGTCCACCACGCTACACACGTCGAACATGCACTGTTTTGACGAGCATGGGGTGATTCAACGGTATTCGTCACCTAACGAGATCATCGATGCGTTTGCGCGAGTGCGGTTGAGTGTGTACGAGAAGCGAAAGGCGCACCAACTGAAAACTTGGAGCGAAAAGCTTGCCAAGTTGTCAGATGAGATCAGATTCATGAAGCTGGTGATGGACAATTCGATCGTCGTGTTTCGGCAAACGAAACAGCAAGTCCACAGGCAGTTGATGGAACATTCGTTCAAAGAACTCATCTTCGATGCGCTTTTGGGAATCAAGCTGGATGCCTTCACCACCGAGCATATTGAATCAAAGCAAGATCATATTGTTCGTTTGGAACGGCGAATTTCGGAACTAGCAACCAAGACGACCAGGGATTTGTGGCGCGAGGATCTCGTGTGAAATCATGTAGATCGCATTCTAAAAAAGAGTTATTTTTGGCACGATTAATTGCTGCAATGTAATACGTGGTTGATATGGAAAGCAAACCATGTACACTCGGGTTGCGATGTGCGGAAAGAAGTTTGCGACAACGTTCTGTGGTGACTCTGAGTAATGAGTAACGATGTAAGAATGAAAAAGAAATCTACCCTGTGTCAATTTGATTTTCATATCAACTATGTACATTGACGCTATGAGCGTTCTAAGTCAAATGAATGGGTAAAATTTTGATTGTTTCACGTTCGTTCGAAGTCGCACCAACGGGCGTCATGTACACCACCAGTTTGTATTGATCGACGGTGTGATGATGCAAGGCGTGAGTGTCTTGCTCCTCGTTCAGAAAACAACGATCGTATTCGTCGATAGAAAAGTAAACCACCTCCAGTGTCGACTTGAGCTTGAAGATGTTCGTATGATTGACATTTTTTATCCTTTGAATAAATCTTGCTGTTTTCATAAACGTCCTGAGATCGTCATTCTTCTCGACGTGAGCATGCTCTCCAAAAAGACCGACGTAGACGTCGATATTTGTGTGAAACACCCACTTGACGAAAATATCCAGCTCGTGGGGCTCTGGTCGATTGTAGTTGAGGTACGTCAAAATAACCTTTGGGAGTTCCGTATACGAAGTAAACCCGCACTTCACGAGTGTGTCTGTTTGTTGAGTCACCTTGACATATGAGTCATATTTTGAGTCGTTTTTCTGGACACGAATACCACCTGCGACATGATACTGTCCGTCTATGAATTTGACAATTTTCCCGAATAGCATCGACGCCTCGGTGTCCCTACAATCATTAACCAGTAAATATAGAATTGTTTAACGCAACTTATTCAATTCAAAGTAAAGTTTATATTTAGCTTACGTTTAAGTTTGAGCACCAACTTTGGGTTTGGGCTAGCTAGTTTTCCACATTCTATGTCTTTGATGATGTGTTCGGGCTCGTTAACGTGTGTTGCAAGCTGCTTCTGTGACCAACCCATCTCGACTCGTTTCTTTTGAATCGCTGTTCGCACGGTCGAAGGTATTTTTTTCTCGGTCAGTTCTTCACCACTGTCCAGTTTCCTCAATTTGGCCTCGTGGTGGGTCGTGAATGAGTTGAATGTCGTCATCTTCGCGTCGTTGCGTGTCGCGCCTCTCAAAATTATGGGTTTCCAGTCTTGTTCCATTTGTTTGTGAATGGTTGGAAGAGCCTTAAGCGATGACGTCTATTCGTAGTTTCGTATGCATTTTCCCACTGGGAATCTGGGAATGCCAGAAGCTGTCCAGTTTTGAAAAATGACCGTCATCTTCTCTCCAATGAGACGATGTTTGTTGTTGTACATGTCGGTTCGTAAAGCCCGATCGCCTCGCGGTCGAACCCAAAAGGTTTTTTTCGACGACGGGATGATGCATTCACAGACGATCGTCCCTTCGTCGTTCCCTTGGCCTTCCTTTGCGTTCACGATGTCAAACTCGTGCTCTTCAAAGTCTTTGTGTTTTTGCAAATACTTGCTTCGCTTCGACTCATACAGACCATTTGGATCGCGCACCATCGTCCCTTCGTACCCGTTCGAGAGGTATTCGGAATGAATGTCGTAAAACTGCTCGATCTCGTGTACAGATGTGCATGACACTCGCTTGACGTGTTTCGTAAAAAACATGTCGTTCAACAAGGCGTAACGACGCTCGAATGGCTCTTGGGAAACGACGTCGTAGACGTGATACTCCAAGCTCGGTTCGGGAACCGTTTGACGGCTTTCATTTTCAGTTCGACACAAGGATACGATGTCTTCGAAGGTGGATCCGTGTTTATACAGCTCTCCGTCGAAACACATCGAGTCATTTTCAAGCATCGACTCGCATTCGTCTCGAATGACAGAGAGCAAGGGATTGTTCGCCATCGACTTTCCCGTTCGACTATCCATGTGAACGATTCCATCCCTTTTGTACACCAGGAGACGAACACCGTCGAGCTTGGGCTGCAGATGACACGGGAATTTGGCGGTCGACGGATTGAACTTCTGCGCCAACATAGGTTGTGGTTTGGTGACCTGATTGTCCACATCCACGCTGTAGTTGGAACGGGTTTGTTGTTTGACCCACAACGAGTTGGCCTCCGCATACGCCTGCTCCTTCGGAGTTGTTTCGTTTTTTTTGCCTGCGTTCTTGCCCGAGGTTATCACCTTCTCGGATTTGGTCTGTTTGCCGGTCGTCTTTCCATACGTGCGCACCACCACAAATGTGTGGCCTCGTTCATGGACGTCGATGCGCCAAAACCGGTCCTTCCAGTACAACGTCGGAAACATCATGTTGTATTTTCACCGCAACTTCTTAAAGTGAACAAACGTGAACGAACCTGCTTTCGAATGACGCACCTGGATAGGCAGCCACGTGCCCGAGAGGTACGTGTGTCTTCGCGCTTAACCCCGAGTCTCACAACCTTTGCTATGTGGTCCTTTAGAGCTAATGTCGTGTAAAATACCTGATGTTGGTGTACGGGTATCTGTTGATAAGTTGGTGAATGTAAACGCGGAACCTTGTGCCTCTTCAAACAAAATAACTTATTCATGTTAATGAAAGGTGTATGGGTGTTGTTTGTTTTACTTGGTCTCTTCATTTGTCTCGCCATCAATTGTATCCAACAGTCAGAATTCACAGGTATGCCTGTGACCATTGTTACTGGAAACTCTGTACCCAACACAAACAAAGTGGACGATTCGTTGTGTAAGAATGCAAAGATTGTGAAATTTAACCACCATTGGCTTCTTTCACCAACCACCTTTTCAAAAAACGTGAGATACACCGTAGTAATCCATAACGGAAGCGCCTCACGAACCTTTTCTGAACTAAAAAAACAAAACATGTTTGGCTCTATCGATGAAATCGTGGTGTGTACTTCGTTGGAGGGGGCAGCCCCGCAATATGTAATAACAGAAAGAAAAATCGCAGATGCAAGGTTGTGTATAAATACGTATAAGGATGACATCGGGACTATTCCAATACGAATCATTTCAAAAGACGAACTGGCCGAGGTGTATCGAGCATTACATGACAAACGGTTTCCGAAATCTACTGTACCAAGAACAGGACCTGCATACGTGATGTGGTTACTTTTACAGAAACACAAGGTGTTCATCAACGGATTCGACATTGACGACACGGACGCTACGACTCATACATTCGAAGATGCAAAGGTTCCGGGTAAACACAGCGTTCGTGCGGAGGGAGAACTATTTAAATCGCTCCTCCGGGATGGATCAATCACAAAGGTGTGATTAAAAACGTATGCATGCTATAAAAGGCCTATGTGTATTGTATATAAGCGAATGTTAAGGCACAAGGCATTGATAATCATTTTAATCACGGTGGCGCTTACGATACTTATTTCGATGAAATCAATGGAGTTACTTTGCGGTGAAAAAGTTTATAGGGACAAACAACACGGTAGTAAATTTTTAATTGTCGGTTCGGCACCATACACGAAAGGATGGACTGAGCGACATTTGGCATGGTTTGTGAATGAAGGTTATCTTATTTTACCAATCAATAATGCTCGCAAGTTAATTCCGTTACACCTGATTAATGAATGGCATAAACCTGGTGATTACGAATGGTTTGGTTCATTCGACATCATCGAAAAAGAATTAGAACAAATGCAGTCCGTCGTAACACATTGCAATGATAATTTTGGTTACTGGAAACTGTACAAGAAAATTAAAGGAGGCGGAACGATGTTTTTTAACCTGCTCTATTACCTCGTTCACAAATACAAACATCCGATCACGGTTGTTGTAGTGGGTAACGACATGATTTACCGTAAAGAGGGCGATACGTTTTACTCTCATCTTCCGAACAGCAAAGCCAAAAATGATCCAATTAACAAATGGAATGAACAAGAATTGTCTGACGAACTCTTGCATATTCAATCTCTGTATCAACAAAATAACCACACATTGCTGAACGCTTCTGACCAGGAACAGACCAAACTTCCCTTTCCGCGATTTACCGCGTATAAATAATTAATTGAAAACAACGAATGACCCCGTAAATAACAAAATTGTGAGATGACAAGCTTATCATCACAGTCGACACCCATTGGAATGTACGTTGCACTTGGATATATCGGAGGGTCGATTCTGGCTGTGCAGCACATTCCTTAAAATACCCACGTTTGGGCAAACCGATCGGCTCGCGACCTATCCACAGGGTTCATCGTTTCGAATTTGACTGGCCTTACGTGCATGCTTCTGTACGCGCTTTCGACTGATGACTATCCGATTGCCATTCCGGTGAGTATTAGTTTGTTCTTTCAGGGGTTCTCGGAGCTATCAAAATGTACATCGATTCGACAGAAATGTCACTTTAAGAACACTTGTCACTGTATTAGTACAATGACTGAGATCATCGACTTCAAGGACTTTAACGTCGCCAGTGTGGCCGCCACCACATTGTTTGACGGGCGTACCATTGGACTATGCTATGACAGCCTTCCGTACGTAAAGCTGACGACGCCACCAATGGTGGCCCCGTTTCAAGTATCCGAATACACTAACAAAGGTCGCAAAACGTTTTCACTGTCGATGGCGTTCAACGGCCTGGGTCAGAGTTGCGACCTCGAGACTATGAAGCAGTTATTCGAGGCGTTGGACGACTTGCTGATTGAGCTCGCAATCAAACATTCCTCGACGTGGTTCAAAAGGACCCTCACGCGACAACAGATTCAAAACATGTACAAGCCGATCCTCAAGCCTTCGAAAGATCCATCCAAATACCCACCGTCTCTAAGAATCAAGTTGTTGCAGCGCGATAACCAAGTGGTGTCGCGGACACACTTTGTCAAGACAAGCGGGTCAACGAGCGAGTTTGATTTGCGTGATTTTGTTCCTGGTTCAAAAGTGTCGGCGCATATTAAACTTTCCAATATTTGGGTTGTGAACGACACATTCGGAGTGTCGTTGGAGGGCGAGGATCTATTCGTACACGAGCCCAAGCTGCAACCGCAAGTTAGGTACGCGTTCTGCGATGAGTAGAGTCAGATGCTGAGGCAAAAAACTGATGTTTTGAATTAGCATATAACTTTTTTTAGATTTTCATTGTTTTTTTTTAATTGAATGTAGATGCAATTACAGCCACTCTAGTTGGAGTATGCGAGACCACCCATACCCGACATGATGCGCAGGATGTTGTTGGACACGGCGTACACCAGTAGCTGACCGTTGTCACCCACTTGGTCCTTGAGACCATTCAAAGAGAGGGTCACGTTGTCAAGACGAGAGAAGTTGCACGTGCCAGAGGGCTGGTGAGACTCGGGGTTGAGCGCGAAAGAGTACAGGTACACGTACTTCTGAGGCACGCGGGTGTGGTGCTGGTAGGGCTGTACCAGACGGAAGTAACCCGCCTCGCGTTCGGTAAAACGGTCGTGGCCGTTCAGCTGCAGCTTGGCGGTGTTGAACGCCTCGGAACCGGCGTTGGACCAGGCATAGTCCACGTCGAAGGTGCTGTTACCCGCGTCCGCCATGTTGCCCGCAAAGTCCATGGGGGCAGCGTCAGCCTTGCGAGTCACCCAGATCAGCTCCTTCACCGGATGGTTGAAATTCAGGCGATGGTTGTTGTCCTTGGTGGACTCCGGACCAGTGTGCTGCAGCTGCTCGATCAGGTACTCATGCTGGTTCTGGGCAAACATACGGCGCTCGTCCGTGTCGAGGTACACGTAGTCCACGAACAGACGGGGGTTGCCGTTGAACTTGAGGGCCTCGCCGCCGGAGCGCGCGAGCTCGGCACCAGAGCGGAACTTGATGTTCAGCTTCACCTCGTGGTACTGCAGAGCAATCAGGGGCAGAGCCAGTCCTGGGTTGCGACAGAAGAAGAACTGGAAAGGGATGTACACCTTGTCGGATTCGGGGGCCACATCGGCACCCGCGTCGCGACGAGCAATCATCTCCTTGAAACCGGCGCGCTTCTCCTCGGGCATGGTCAGCTCAGACCAGATCTCCATCCACTCGCCGTAATGCTTGTCGATGCGCTGACCACCGATTTCCAGCTCAGCGTACTCGATCAGCGCGTGGCCGAGAGAATTCACAGGCTGCCAGTCGGTGGTGGTGTCAGCCTCCTTGTTGTTGAACTTGGCCTCCAGCCACATGTTGGTGATCAGGTCACCGTTGCGGCTGATGGTACACGTCACGCGGTTGCCCAGCTCGGGGTTGCCGTTGAACGTCTGTTCAATGGACTCCATGGCGAAGTTGGTGTGACGGCGGTACACCACCTTAAAGAATGAAATTTGAGGGTTTCCCGTGAGAAACACGTCCTGAGCGCCGTAGGCCACAAGCTGCATAAGTCCTCCTCCCATGATTGATACTCTATACAGAGAAAAAAAATCTTGGGGATTTCAACGAGCGTCGAAAACGCGCATATCATATGTATGAAATGAATAAGTATGAATTTGCAGTTGAAAAAATTCGACCCTAGGTCCATGAGAGATAATTCGATCGTCGTGTACATTGCCAAGCGTATGAGCGGCAAGTCCACTTGCGTGAAGGATATCATGTATTACAAGCGCGCATTGACTGCGGGAGTCGTGATGTCGGGAACAGAAGAGGGCAACGGGTACTACAAGGAATTTATTCCCGATCTGTTCATATATAACGAATATCGTTCGGACGTAATTGAGAAGATCGTGTCTAAGCAAAAGCAGATGGTGAAACAGGGAAACACGAATAGCGTTTTTATTATCCTAGACGATTGCATGTACGACAAAAAGTTTTTGCGCGAAAAGATCATGCGCCAAATTTTCTATAATGGACGACATTGGAATATTTTTTTCATGTTGACGATGCAGTATTGTATGGATCTAACCCCGGATCTTAGATCTAATATCGACTACATTTTCGTGTTTAGGGAGAACATTCTTCAAAATCGAGAAAAGATTTGGAAAAACTTTTTCGGGATTTTTCCAACGTTCGACATGTTTAACCAGGTTATGAATGCGTGTACAGAAAATTACGAGTGTATTGTGTTGGACAATACAATCAAGAGCAACAAGATTGAAGACGTGGTATTCTGGTACAAAGCGAAAATGAGGGACAATTTTAGGGTCGGTCATCCTAGTATTTGGAATTTGCACAACCGTAAATACGACCCGAACTACGATGATCATAACAATGCTGATACGGTTGAGGCCTCGACATCTGATTCTAAGAGGCCATCTATAAAAATATCGAAACTAAAATCGTTCTAGATGATGTGATGAATGAGCTTGTGCTTCAAACACTTCTTTGCTGACATAGTCAACTCCTTTTTTATGATCTTGCGAATTTTTCGTTCCGGAATGTCGCTCTTGGAAACGTAAATGGCTTGAATGGTGTCCATAAGAACCTCCGTGTTTTGCATTTCATCCTTGAGGTCTTCATATTTCCCCCACGTTTCGCCACGCAGTTGATGAATGAGGATGTGCGAATGTTCGCGCATGCGACGTTCCTTACCACCCAACAAGAGGAACGTCGCAGCGCTGGCTACGAAACCGTCGACGATCGTAACGATGGGAACTCGACAGGCTTCGAGTGTGTTCATGCACGAAAGTCCAGCGTACACGTCTCCGCCGTAACTGTGGATGTAGATGTAGATGGATGGAGGTGTGTCCAGTTTGTAGTCGCACTGAAATTTCAACAGGGTTTTCTCGATCGTGGACACATGGTTACATAAAGTCAGTACAGAGAGGGGTGTCACATCTTCGTAAAAGTAGATTTCGTTGTGGTTCACCATGATGTTCAACTCCATTTCTTCCGGCTCGTCAGACATAGCAGTCATATGGGCCGTGTGACGAACAGACGCGTTGGCTTTATGGAAAGATGTTTTCGGTTTGTACATGCCCCGTGTGGCGTACTGCTTATATCATAACAAGTATGATTCTTAAAGTGAGAAATTTTATGCGATAGTGTATTTTTTTAACGCTTTCCGGAAGCACTCCGCGAACGACGACGCTTGCATCAAAATATTCAGTACGTTGACAACCATTGGAACGTTTTGAATGTCTTGCGTTTGAAACGACGAGACCATGCTCGACACTTGATCCTGAATAGCCTCGTTGACGACAATGGCAAACTCATCCACGCTCGACGCGTTGTATGTGTCGAAGCGCCTATAGAGGACCGTGTGAGAATCTAACAACACACAAGGTACGCTTTGCTTGTCGTCGCCGATCAGTAAGTTCAAAATGAGGTTCACAACGAGGTCGGGTTCCCTTTTGTGCAGATTGCCCATTTCTACAATGCGCTCGATCGTCAAGTTCGTTTTGTTGACGTTCAAACACACGACCAAATCCGTATTTAAGCAAATGTTTGACTCTCCTCGTTTGCATTTTACACGCACGAGTGTCTCAACGGTGTTCGTCAGGGTCAATCGCTGCTGAGTCAACTCATAGTTCTCTTGCGTCAGCGCGGTAATCTTATTGTCACGAATGAACAACTCTTCGTAGAGCTCCATCGATTAATCTATTTTGTGTTTGATTTCTTCCTTCTTAATCGTTTTCGCTCTTCTGTTTCTCGGTTGTTGACGATGAAGTCTGCGCTGTGATCAGCGAAATCTTCATGGGACATCTCTTTCGATATGTTCATACACGCTAGCAATCCTTCTCGTATAGAATCCTTGTTCAGTGCGCTTTTCGTGTTCGACGTTTGAATCGTGAGCATCCCAAGATCACCCGCGTTACAAACCTCCATGTTCTGAGATGTCATGTAGAGCATAATCACTTCACTCAGCGTTTGCTGTTGTTGCTTCAGATTCTTGATGTCAGTTTGAAGTACACGAACACGCTCGTCAATGGAACAGTACTCGTGCACACCCTTTCGAAACTCCTCCATTCTTTTTTTTTATGACTACTATAAGTCTTAAGTATTTTTATCTCTTCTCTTCTCTCTATATACATTTCAGTATTTCAAGACGTTCAGACTTTGGCTTGACATACATTTCGGTATGTCAAGACGTTCAGACTTTGGGTTGAAATACATTTCGGTATATTGAAATACCGAAATTACAATTTTGACAAAATACAGACCGACCGATCGAGTGAACATATGTGAAGGTTGTTGCGCGCATGGATTTGATCCATGGACGTCAAATCGTCGTTTCCCAAGCCAAACGCCTCGCGAGTGTTGGGAGACATACCCAATATGTCTGAACCCGACGTCAGAAGGATGCCCGGTGTGTGTGTGTAGATTTTTTTCAAGATCTCGTGAGATGGTTCGTTGCGTGTCACATCGCAATGCATTTCGTGCATTTGTAAATCAAGTTTCGTTTTACATACCAAGGTACACTTGTAGCATTTCCAAGTTCCACACTTGTACTTCCGGTTCAAATGATACGTGAGAGCCTGTTCGCTGGTAAGATGTTTACCACATTTTGGACAGATTGGCATTTTTTTATATTAATCTAAGTTCTTCCATATTAATTAATTAAATTTCTTAAAATAGTTTTTTTATTATCAAGTATAATCCATTTACCTACTTTAGTGCATGGCGGACGAGACCAATTGGAATCGAGTCTTCGCGCATAGCTGGTCGGACGCCAAGGACTTTAACGACGACGACGATACCGTCTATGTTAATCTTCTGCGGTACTTGTCGGAAGGCGTGGGCTTTCTTCGAACCCTCCCCCCGACACAACAGAGGCTACTTGTCGGACGAGCCAGATTCGGATACCGTGCGAACGGCGACGAGCTCGTGTTGAAACACACCGGCGCCTTGCCGTGGTTGACCGACAAGGCAAATGGAACGTCACTGGTTACCTCTCGAGAAGATTCTCATTTTTTTCGCGTGATACGTCCATCGAAACGCAAGGCGACGATTCAGAAATTATTTGCGAATGTGAAGGATGTTCGAATGAATCAACACACTTTGTTTGACGCCATTTTCCGGCAACAGCTTCTTGGGATCTCGAGGCGATACATTCAACACGCTCTCACCAACTCGCCTGAATTCAACCTGTTTCGCATATCAAAAACTATTCCGCTCAAACCGATCGTGCGCTCGTTCCGACCCAAATATCCGTTCGAACATTGGCAGATGGATTTCATTGATCTTAATTCGGGTACGATTGGATATCACAACAAAGGTTATCGTCACGTTTTGGTCATCATCGACATCTTCACCAAATTTGTATACTTGAAGGCTACCAAAAAGAACGACTCGCAAACCGTCGCAGGAGTTTTACATTCAATCTTTCTCGCCGGAGATGTTCCACGCGTATTACATAGTGACAACGGTCCTGGATTTGTGAGCATGGTGGCTTCGTCGGAAACCTCCCCCATCACCCTTCGAAGCGTGTGTGACGAGTTCAACGTAGTCCGTCGATTCGGTGCCCCCTACTCGCCACAAACACAGGGGTTTGTGGAAAACAAAAACAAATATGTGAAAAAAATGCTGTACGATCACATGTTGAAAACCAGTTCGTACACCTATTTTGACCAAGTGGAACGAGTCGCATACGCAATCAACAATACAAAACACAGCGTAACGAAGTTCACACCCATGCAACTGCACCGCGGGCGGGAGGTACCGGTTGGACGGGAATTGACGTACGAGATGGCGCCCGACTTTCAACTGAACGATCCGGAACAAGAAGAGCTGACGCAATTCGTCTCTGCAACGGAACAAGACGAACGTGTCAGGACTCAATACGTGAAGACTGTTCTTAACCGCGTGGCGGATCGTCGCGAAGAAAAACAAACCGAAATCCTTCGAAAGTCTCAGTTGTACTCATCGAGTATTTTAAAGGTTGGAATGCAAGTCCTAATCGCCACTCATCAACGTCACAAGGACGATTTCGTTCAACCAATTATCCTTCGAGTGGTTGACATCGGTTCCGAAATCCGAATCCGTAACCCTCTTCGAATCGCAGGCGATCGTGTCCACGTCGACAAACCCATCGCAATGAAACCAACCGTGTTCTTCAAACATAATTTGAAAACACACAACTACTATCGAAACGTCTACGACGCCACAGGTAAACGCCTTGTTGATTTGGTGACATCAGTGTCGTCCATCGTGGAAAAGGCTGGCAACCGCTATACATACCGGCTTGATTGCACATGGAACAACAAACAGTACGAAGTCCAACAGCAGGTGATGGACGGTAGGGGAGGCTTTGTATGGTCATCCGATTTTCATCGATCGCTCCTGATGTCCCTTTTGGAGCAAAGGCAAGCCGATCTTGCGTCCAACGCCAACGCCAACAACAAGAACAACGCCAACGCCAACAACAAGAACAACGCCAACGCCAACAACAAGAACAACAACAACAACAACAACAACGGTAACGGCAATGTCAATAACGCCAACAACGGTAACGGCAATGTCAATAACAACAACAACGGTAACGGCAATGTCAATAACGCCAACAACGGTAACGGCAATGTCAATAACGCCAACAACGGTAACGGCAATGTCAATAACGCCAACAACGACAACAACAACAACAACAACAACAACAACAACAACAACAACAACAACAACGAGCGCGCTGCATAAAAACGA